GCACCGCGTTTACCAAGGACAACCCGCGGCAAGTCTACACACTCAAGGACGGTAGTCCGCAGTGGATGACCAATGCGATCTACGCGGCACACAAGGCCGTTGACGATCGCATGCCGGACGACTGGATTTACGAGGCGTGCTGCGCGTGCGTCGACGAGATGACCGAGCTTAAAACCGTCGACGATGACAGCGCGAGCGATGCGAGTTACGAGATCGCAGATCGTCAGACGGAAACCAACACACACGCGCTACTGCAGTGGCTTGCAAGCAACATCCGTAACGCGGATCTCGTCGACGAGGCTAACGAGGCGTTCGGTACTTTCGAGTCCTACGCTGAGTCGAAACAGCTTGTGCGCTCGCGTAGAGTCGAGGCGCCTACGATCGTACACATGATTCAGCTAGGCCAGTTGCACGCTCTGCAATCGATCTGCGAATCCCTCATGTCCGCCATTCGGACACAGGTCACAGCGCGTGAGCCGGAGTATTACGCGGCGCACGATTGCCCGCAGTGCGACCCGATCGACCATTGCCCTCACGGTGAGTCTGAACCCGGAGTCATCGATCCCGACGCGGGGCCAGACGAAGTGTTCCGGATCTTGACCGAGAATGGTGATCTGTGATCCTGCTAGGCCTGTTTGTTTTCGCCGTAGCGCTCGTGACGATGAGCGCGCGGTTACTCGGACCCTCGGAGCCTGAACGTGCGCCACAGAGCGATTCAGGCTGGCTAGACGCTGCATTGTTCCTGCTACTCCTGATCGGGACCGTGCGCGCTGCAAGGCGCAAGCGTGACGATGAGGATTGCAGTCTTTAGCGTCGCTACCCCACACATACCCGTTCCGAATGAAACTGACCTCTGAACCGTTTGTCAACGCATCATGATTACCAAAAAGCTACTCAAAGAGTGGGGCGCATGTTGGTCTGACGAACAGATCGACACGTACCTGAAATCCGCCAAGCGTAAATCCGTTAGCCCGCGACACGTCGCGCAAGACACAACGATCTCCCTCGACGATCGGTTGTGGGTACTCTGCAAAACGCTCGCGCATCTGAGCGAGCCATGTGCTCGTTACTTTGCAATCGAATGCGCGCAAACCGTCGCACATCTCGCTGGCGATGAGGGCGATCAAGCGCAGTATCTCGGACTTCTGAACCAACTCTGCGAGATCGAGGATCTACCCGAGCAAGATCGGGACGCAGCGCGGGCCGCAGCGTGGGCCGCAGCGTGGGACGCAGCGCGGGCCGCAGCGTTGGACGTAGCGTGGGCCGCAGCGCGGGCCGCAGCGTTGGACGTAGCGTGGGACGCAGCGTGGGCCGCAGCGTGGGCCGCAGCGCGGGCCGCAGCGTGGGCCGCAGCGTGGGACGTAGCGCTGACAGCTGCAATCGATCGCGCCCTGATTTGGCTCGGCGATTTTGCGGAGGGATTCTAATGCCTACTGCCATTCTTCATGGTTTCCAAGTCGTGGACAAAAACGATCAGCCACTATCAGGTATGTGCACGACTAGCACGATCAAGCGTGAGGCGACGACGATTGCTCTCTCTGACTACCCCGTCGCTACCCGAACACGTTGCAACGGATTGTCAGACTAGGAGTCTACCGAGCATGCAAACGAAAACGATCAAGGCTAGCGAGCTAGCCCCAGGCATGATGGCTGCGTTTGGCTTCTACGGCCCGATTAGCAAGATCACCGCAGTGCGCCAAAACAACACGCGTACAGGCGTGATCGTCGAGACTGCCGATCGCGACTACCCGCTTTACTTCCGTAACAACGCAAAAATCGAGATCGGAGCATTCTAATGCTGAAAACTGCCAAACACATCGAGTCACGCAAGCATATCACCGCGTACGGTTATGATGCGATCAAGCACACGTTCGAGCTGAACGAGCCGTATCAGCGTTGTCAGCGCGTGACGATCTCGCTCTGCAATGACGATTCGGCGGATCGCACAATCGTCTACAGCGATCGAGTCAATGCGTACGATCGGCCTGAATCACTCTTCAGCTTGCCCGGCATGGAAAACCCGCGAGACGTTCTCGAGCACATCGGATACGATCTGCAGCCGTGCGACCTACCGACGATTCCCGAGCGCGCGTCGATTCGCCGGGCACACACGTTTCGTCGCGGCGATCTCATGATCGCGACGGAGTACGCCGAGGAATTCGGGCTCAAAGCGGGCGCACCGTGTCTCATCGAGGAGCTGACAACGTGGAGTGTTTCTAGCTCGCGCATGACGCTCACAACCGACGACGAGCGCTCGATCGAGGTGTCGATCCGTCACCCGGGCTTTCGTCCCGCGCGCTACCGCTGGACTGTCGAGATCGAAGTTGACGCGGTATGGGTCGCGGACGGATTCGATCTCGACGATCGGAGCGCTAACGACATGCTGCAAAATCGGCTCTCATGGGCGCGTGGTTCCGAGGTGAAAGCGCGCGTGATCGCATCGCCCGATCCCGAGGACGTTGCGAAGGAGCAAGGCTACAAAAGCGCGACAGATCGTAAGGCACGTAAGGGGAAATCGTGAGCGCTTGCAACGGCCCGAGCTACTGCGAATGCGCTCGCTGCGTCGCCGACGATATCGAGCACGCCTACAAATGCGTTGTGACGGATCAGCGCCCGTCGTGCGCGTTGAGTCTGCTCGCGCTCTGGGAGCGCCCCTGGTCGTCCAACGCCCTACGCTGGGCAGCTCACGTTTTACAGCGGGCTTGGAATCGAGGCCTAGACGTGTTGGAGTCTGGTTTCGATGAGCTGAACGACTCGATCGAGCGCCCGCTACCGGACGATTAGTGGTCTGACCAATTCATCACGCGGGCGCCTTGATCGGGCGCCTTTCGTCGTTCGCGGGGCATTGGTAGCGTGCGCTAGAAATTCATTAGCTCATCGTAGGCGCACGTTCAGGGGTCTGGCGCGATAACGAGGCACCCTAGGCTATCGATGCGTCCTAGAGCGTGTATACTCGGGTATACAAAACGAGGGGTTTCGAATCGCCGCATATGACCTAGTTCCCCTACGGGGAGAACTAGTCTAGGTAATATGCTTTACCTTTCAGGTACTTACAACGAGTAATGTAGCTTACGTTTGTCAACGTTTGTTGCCTAAGGTTTCATGCAGTTACACGATAATTTCAACGAACGTTGACAAACGTTAAGTCTAACACCAAATAATTTATTTTTGTGAGGTCATACACAGAAAGTCACGATGACAAGATCGTGACGAATGACCATATATGACCATACGTGTAAGTGCTGAATAGCTCGTGGCAGACATAGGACCGTTAGGTGTGATCTAGTGCGACAACTTGTCACACGTGCGCCTCTGTCGTGGCCCAAAATGATAAGCGGTGCGACAAGCTGTCACACCTCGCATGCGAGCGCCTAGCAGACGACGATCGGGCCTGTAGTTGACCTTACGCTAGTCAACGTTGACTGCCTGCAACGTCCGGGGCTTAGCGAGCGCCTGTCAACGTTGATTGGCGCGCGGTAGCGCGAGTACCGGGATTGCTGCGTGCGCAGCAAAGCTCGGGCGTACACAGCGCGGGCGCGTTGTGTCACGCAGCGCGTCATAGCCCAGCACAATCAACGAGTTAGCTAGGGGGCGCCAGACCCTAGGTGAGCTGAGGTCGCCAGCCCTCGAGGACGTAAGTGGGCATAGCCGCTAGCGTTTTAAGGTCCTCGATCGGGTCCGGGGGTGGGGGTGGTGTGCACCGGCGGCCACTAACCACTACACACGAACTGAATAAACTTGAACTAGTCAAATGGCTGTAATTATTATAGAAAAAATATAAATTGAAATGCGTTTTCGACGATCCGCCCAAAATCGCCCATTTTTCGCCCTCGACCCTCGCAATCAGTGGTAAATTCTAAAAATAAATCCACCCTAGCGGAATCCTTACGGAATTAAATAGGTCGACACGAACCGCCCGCGCAAACAGCGAATTAATTTAAATCCCCGACCGATAAATCCGCACGGTAAAATTCCAGCCTAAAAATTGTTTTCGTTCGCCGTCCGATTTTTGGAAAATAAATCCGACGACCGGTGTCTATCGTTCATGCCGCCCAAAAAGAAAAAAGCCGACGTCTCTAAGGTGGTCGCTTACGTGCGAGTATCAACGGATAAGCAGGCCGAACAGGGCCTTTCGCTGGACGCTCAGCAGGAGTGTTTGTTGAAGTACGCCGACCTCCACAAAATCGAAATTGTCGCCATCGAAGCCGACTCGGCGTCCGCAAGTTCGCTTGAGCGCCCCGGCCTGCAGCGCGCTCTGAACGCCCTCGAGACGGGCGAGGCGAGCGGGCTCCTCATCGTCAAGCTCGATCGCCTCACGCGGTCGGTGCGGGATCTGGTGGCGCTGATCGACGAATATTTCCGCGACGACCAGGCGTTGATCTCGGTGTCCGAACACATCGACACCGGCTCGGCCGCCGGACGCTTGACGCTCAAGATCTTGACCACGGTTGCCGAGTGGGAGCGCGAAGCGATCGGCGAGCGCACGTCGGCGGTTATGCAGCACATGAAAGCCGAAGGCATGTTCACCGGCGGCTTCCCGCCGTTCGGTTTTCAGATCGGCAACGGCGTGCTCCTCGAGTGTGAAGAGGAGCAAGCGGTCATCAAAGAAGTGCGCGCGGCGCGCATGTTCGGCGAAACCCTTCGCGGCATCGCGAGACGCACGATCAACCCGCGCACGGGCCGAACATTTCACCCGACGCAGATTGTGAGGATGCTGTGAACGATGCGAAGTTCTGTCGCTACATCGCGATCTACTACACGCCCGATCTGACCGAGATGGGTCCCGACCTCGAAGAGCACGAACAGCTGCACGCGCCGGACGAAGAGATCACGGCCGCCGAAGCGCACCGTCGCGCCGAGTCGCTCGCACCGCGCCACCCGGACGCATGGGGTCACGAAGTCTACGAGCGCAAGAACATCCACTACGACTTCGGGTGGGAGTGGGACCTCGAGCTTGTGGAGAAGCCGTGAGGCGATTCGGCGTTGAATACTGCGACGAAGGCGGCACGCTCTTCGACAGCGAGGGCAAGCCGATCCACCACACGTGGAGCGTCGTCGATCGCAAGCACCGCGACGCCGACGGTCATCCGCAGATCGTGCACACGGCGCTCACACGCCGCGAAGCGCGACAGGTTGTAGACGAAATGACTGCCAAGGCTGCAACGGAAGGGATCGACTGATGGGCACCTGTTACTACTTCTGGCGACCCGACAACGAGACGCTGTTCGACATGGATAAAGCGAGCGGCCTGCGCGACCTGCTTAGCAAGGAGCCCGTCAAGCTCGACGACCTCGAGACCGCGATCGGGCTGTGGTACGCGGATTGGCCGTCGCGCGGCATGAATGCCGACGCGCCCGATCTCGCCAACGCGATCAAAGAATTCGCCGATGGTCATCCGATCTTCTTCGTCAGCGAGCATGACGCCGTGATCGACGCTCTGTACGATAAGTACGGCTCGGCCTTCTACCGCGTCACCTACGACCGCTTTCGCGAAGGGTTCAAGAAATGAATCAGAAACAACGACACGAAGTACGCGTGCGAGCCGGTATGATGCTACTCGTGTTTCACGAAGTCGGCGACCATGTCGGGCAGCGCGTTTGCGAGATCGTGCTTCGCGCGCTCGACTACGCCGAGAGTGAGCACACACAGGACGCCAACTGCTGCGCGGGTGATTGTGACTCGTGCTCGGCGCGACCGGCGCTAGAGAAGCTCGAGGAGCTGATCGGCGGGCCCGAAGGAAGCCTCGCGTTTCCCGCGAAGACGACTTGACGCCGAGATCCACTCAATGAGACCGAAGCCTATGCGCGACCGCACCACACGCGATTTCCCATCGGCGCCGACGCTGGTGCTACCGATCGACTGTATAACCGCGACGGCGCTACACTCGCTCGCCAGAGCCCTCGAGCGCCTCGCTGCGTTTCACAGGGAGCGCGGCGGCGCGGCACCAGACGCGCCTTGTCTGACGCACGTTATGGTCGAAGACCGGGGTGTGATTGCGCGCGTGCGATCAGGGGACCGCACGTACAAACTCCTGCTCGTCAAAAACGATTGGGAGTTTCGCTAGCGTGGCGATTTAAGTAATACGCGAAACTTCCGCCCCTGGAAGTTTCCTGTATTACTTCATCGCACGCATCGTGCCGATATAGAGGCCCGCGCCCTCTGGGAGCAGGAGCCACCACCCGACATGCAGGACGGCCACGAGGCCGATACAACCGACCGCCCACATCGCCACCGAGCACCTAGCCGCTAGTTCGGCTCGCCGCGCGTTCACCGCTTGCACGTAGCGAGTCTCGAGAAAGTCGCTGGAGGCAGCGAGCAGGAAGACCATCACGGCCACGATGATGTTCAACGGCATGAGTTATTTTGACGCATGACGCGATGCGGTAGAAGTCGTGTAAGTTACGGAGAAATTTCGAGCATAAGGCGTGTTGATTGTGGCGACTTGGGGAGCCTGTGCGCGACCGTCACAATCCAAATTCGGTAAGTCTTTGAAATGCACGGGACGTGAGCCGGTTCGGCGTTTGCTTTATAGGGCGCGCGGAGAGGAAAAGGAAAATGGAAGAAATCGGAAAACAGCGTCTGGTTGTGGATTTGGTCGAGCAGGCCCGGCAGCTTCGTTTGCAGGCCGAAGCGCTCGAGAAGAAGGTGGAGCGGTCTCTGGCGCGCGGCACACAGCGCGTCGTACGCCCTCAGAGCGTGGTCGTGAAGCCGGTGCAGGGGCCGTACTACGTAGGGGATGATGGTCCGACCGAGCAGCTCATGGGCGTCGTGAAGCTGATGCTCGAGGAGCGGCCGCTGCGCTTTCAGGAGATCCTCGACGCCACAGGCGCACGCGACAACCGCGTGAAGGGCGTCATCATGCGCCTACAGCGCGAGGGTGTGCGTGTGGTCGATGTCGCGCCAGAAGGCACCGGCAAGGCGTTGTGGTTCATCCCTAGCGACGCGGTGCTTGCGCGATTGACGCGCGTGAAGCGTGCAACCGAACGCCGGTAGTGCTGTCTTAGAGATATGCAACCAGAAGTGTCCCGCCCCCGTAACCGTCGTTTCGAAATCGTCGCCGTCTGGCTCGGGTGGGCGGCGCTAATGTTCTGGCTCGGCGCCACGTGCGGCTGTACACCGCGCCAGCGAAAGGCGACGCTGGCGGCCTCGAGTACGACGCTGCTAGCTGTCGATTGGAAGATGTCCAGCGACTACACGGGGGAGTGCCGCGAGATGAATCCGATGATCGGCGAGTGTGGCCAGCGCGTGCCGGTTAATTTGTATTTTCCGGTTGTTATCGCGGCGAACCTCGCGCTCGGCTACTTCCTCGGCGAAGCCCCGCTAGGGGTCATGACCGGGCTTGAGGGTCACGTGGTACTTCGGAACGCAACAACGGACTAGATGCTACGCTTACAACATGCCGTTAGCCCACATCCTCGCCCCTTTGATTGCCCGTAAAGCCGAAGAGATCGCCGCGGCGACCGGACATCCGTCACCGAAGTCCGTCGCGTACCTCCAGCCAGAAGCTTTGCCGCCGGTGAGCACTCGCCTGAAGGCGTTCGCTGCGGGCGCCGACGCGTCGCGCAAGAGCGGCTACGCACCTGAAGCTCTCGGTGCTGGCGCCGGTTCGGCGCCGCAAGCACCGACGGCAGAGGGTGTGGTGTCGGATGCGGCTCGTGGCGGAGTGCGAGGCTATCTGCAGTCGATCGGGGCACCAGCGTTTCAAGATCCGAACGTTGCGCCAATGATCGAGCAAGCCCTCCCTGGCATTAGCGGCATGCCCCAACCGTTCCGGCAGGGCGTCTACGGTGTAATCACGAAGCCGACGCCGGCCGCGCAGGGCATGACGCCTCAAGCGAACGCGGGCCCACCGATCGATATGTCGAAGCCTTTAGTGATGCGCGGAGGCCCACGCAAGATTGCCCTCGATGCGGGGCAGCCCGTCGGCTACGACGAGATGGGCCGTGCCGTCGACACAAAGGGTAAGAAGCTCGGTTATCTTCAAGAAGCCCGCCCAGGGCGAACGCTAGAGCGCAACCGCGGCGACGTAAATCAGGGCGCGAGCGATCGGTTTGGGATGGGCAAGCTCGCTGATGATTACACGAAGCTCGAGAAGCAATACAAAACGGAATTCGAAGACTTTAAGGCAAACGGCTATCGATGGCCGTCTGGATATTTCGATAACGTCAACGACAAGGACGCCAAGGCGACGAAGATCGCGGTGCAGCAGATGCGCGACATCAGCACGGACATTGATCCGAAGACGAAACGCCCGATGGCGTACTAGAGCGTATGTCTCTAAGTAAAGCCGGCAAGGTCCGCCTCGCAATGTAGCGAATAGGTCGCGGGCCTGGCGTGTTGTATCGATATGCACCAGGACAGTCGTGAGGGTGATAAGCCAGAAGAGCCGAAGACCGAGGCGCCGTCGGATATGAAACACGGCCCCCGGCGTAAGGCGCCGGTTGTTTATATCGGAGAACACGTCGGCAAGTACCGCACGATGCACCAGGACGTCGAACGCAACGCGAACGGGTCGCTTAGTGGTATTCGCAACAAGATCTCGCGGCGCATCATCCGTGCTGCGTTTAAGCGCTCGCACAGTCGCGTGGAAGTGCAGATCGCGAACGCGCGCGCTTTGAAGACACAGGCGTTCGAAGTCGCACGTGAGAACAAGAAGAGTACGCGCTGGGCGCGGCGCCTTGTCGACAAGGAGCTGACCATCCATCAGCCTGTGTATGCGCCGGATCAGAAGGCTCTACGCACGATGCGCACGGCCGCCCGCAAGGCGAAGCGTCGTGGCGAAGCGAAGCCGATCGACGACGCGATCTCGGCGGTCGTCGACCGCATGTCCACGGGGAAGTGATGCGGGATCAGATCGGATACACGCGCCTCGAGACGGATCCTGAGTTTGTCGCGCGCGTGCGGCAGAAGTATCCGTGGTGGCATCAATTCACGAGCAAGAAGGACATGCCGAGCGGGGAGCAGCTCGACGTCGACGCTTACTTCTCGTTCGGCATTCAACGCAAGATCGTCGAGGTCATACCGTGAGGGGCTTCCGATTTGTCGGTCGTGTCGATCTCGCGTCCGCGCGCGACTTCGACGAAAGCGATTTGCTATTCTTCTCGCCGAACGAAGAAGGTGGCGAGTGGCGTACAGGCGCAATTCGCGCTCGAAATTTCGATCTTTTTCAATGCCAGACGTTCGTCGTCATGGGACTCTGCCCGAGCGACTACGTGTTCGTCGCAACCGCTATCGGAGAAGGAGCGTTCTGTGTCGAAGAAGACAACGTCGACTGACCCGCTCATCGTGTGGCTCGAGGGCGTCACGCCAACCACACCGTTCACGGTCGAGGACGCGAAAGAATTTTACGACTTGATCAAGAACGCCGCCGGCGTCGACTCGAAGGTCGAAGTACACGGCACCGATCACCGCTTCACACGTGTGCACGTGCTTATTCGCCGAGGGGCCAATGTCATCGACCGCATCATCGACGTGGTTTGAAACCGCCCGTGAGCTGACGCGCGGCCACACCTTTGTGGTGTGGAAATGCCGCGCCTGTGGAAAGCTGGCGGTGAGCGGTGGAAACACGCCGAGCGCGTGTTGCTGTCTACGGCTTCGCTGAACGTGCCACGCGCCACGCTTCAAACTCGACGGCTAGGCCCTTCTCGGTCATGAATTCAGCAAGTTCGTTCTGAAAGGCGCGGCGGGCCTCTACCTCCGCCCCGATAGACTGGGCCTCCCTCACGAATGCGGCGAACACGTCGCCGTATGTGACGGGCGTTTTGTGGAGGGCGGGCTGAGCGGGGAGCGTAGGGGCTGGTTTCTTTCTCATTTGCACCTAAATGTTGCATCGCGTCAACGATGTGACAAGTGTTTAGGTGCATATGGGACGAACGCCCAAGAACGATTATTCCGGCCTCGCCCGTATAGCGCGCGCCCACATCAAACGGGCCGACGCCCTCGGCAAGAGCCTCGATGAACGCATGAAGGTTAAGAGGGAGGCGTCCGACATGTGGACGCCAGACGAGGATTGGCGGCGGGATTACGCGGCCGTCACTACCGCGATCCAGCATGCCACGAATAGTCTCGTTCGCGCGCTCGAGGGCAACAAGAAAGACCTCGGCGGACTGACTGAGGCGCAACTTGCGGCACAGTTTCAGGCCGAGATTGTAATGGCCGCGTCCACAATGTCCGAAGAGGACTGGCAGCGTATGTGTGACACCCGCGCGAAGGTGGGTCGGCGATGATAGTGCGAGCCCTCGACGAAGCCGACATCGGCTACGCCATCAAGGTTTGGAGCGAAGCCCACAAAACGAGCCCGAGTTGCCGTCGCGCTCCGTGGTGGGCTTACCGCCTCGAGTACGTCGAGATGTTCAAGAAGATCGTTGATGATGCGCATACGAGGATGCTCGGCGCATACGACGAGCACGACCGGCTGCTCGGTTTTCTCATAATGACGCCCGGAAAGCGCGTTCACACGCTGCACTGGTGTCAGGTTAAGCGCAAGCTTGACGACGAGCGCGTGCCTGATCGACGGCACATTTTCGACGCCCTCATCGAGGCGGCCGATCTCGGCTCACGTTTCGTTTACACGCTACGGGGGCCCCGCCTTGACGGCGGCGGGTCCCTCGATGAACGGCTCGCCGCGGATCTTCGCGCGCGCGGCGTTTCCGCCACTTTCGTCGCCCTGAAAGACTATCTAAAATGAAACTCAAGCAAGTCACGTTCGATCGCGTTCCAAAACTGCCCGGCATTCGCCCGGGCGATCTTACGACGCTCGACTGTGCAAATCCGGGTGTACTCAAGGACTGGCGCATCATCTTGCGCGGGCAGTCGATGTACCTCGTGAGCCCGGTCGGCTGGACACACAACGAAAACAGAGGCACCCGTCGGGATCCGAAAGGCCCTGTCACGATGTACGAGATCCCGCGCGCTGACGTGTTTCTCCAGTGGGATGTCGCCGACGAGGCAGAGATCGAGGCGGTGCTCAAGGGCGGCAAATACGAGTCCGAGCCGCTAGGCTTCAAACCGGCTCTCGTTGAAGCTGACAAACCGATCCTCGCTCAGATTCCGGCGAACCAAGTTGGAGACGCGTAAAGGAGTCGGAACGTGCCTCTGAAGCGTGGAACAAGTAAGGCGGCGATCGGCGTGAACATCAAACGCGAGATCGCAGCCGGCAAGCCTCAGAAGCAGGCTATCGCCATCGCTTACGCTACCGCTAGACGTTCTGGCGGGCGTATCGGCTATCTGAAAAAGAAGAAGTAGTGCGCGACGGCGCCGCCCTTCAAATCCTCGCTGAGCTTGCTCGGCGTCGACCGGTCCTAGCTGAGTCTCAGCGAAATCTCGCTGAGGACACGGCTCGGACGTTGCGCTCGTTCTTCTACCCCAAGCAAGCCGCCTTTTTCACCAGCAAGCACAAGCGGAAGGCAACGAGCAAAACGCGCCGAGCCGGCGCGACCACCGGAGGCGTGCGCGAGATCATTGCGCGCTGTGTCGAGATTCCGAACTACCGCGTCACGGTCGTGCATTCGACGAAGCAAGAGGCTCGTGCCCGCGCCTGGCTGTCGGACACGCGATCGGGTTTCGTCGACATCCTCCGACAGTTCGGCACGCCAGTAGAACACCCGTCGCTCGAGGTAGTCGTGCTTGGCGGCGTGCGCGCCGACATTCGCGATCAGGTGATGCAGGTCGACTTCAGCAACGGGTCGCAGGTCTGCATATTCGGCTTTGACGACGAGCGCGCGATGCGTAAGCAACGCGGTCTCGCGAAGCACCTGTACTGGATCGACGAGGCGCAGGATATTCGGTTCCTCGACGGCTTCTATAACAAGGTCGTGATGGCGCAGCAGGACTTCAACTGCGAAGTTTGGCTGTCCGGCACACCGGGGCAAGACTGCGCCGGCATGTTTTACGAGGTCACAAAGGATGAGGACGACGGCTCGCGCACACCCGGCTGGGAAGTCCATACCATCGCGCAGATCGACAACCCGTTCTTCGGACACGTAGCTGGCGGAACCGACGGCGGCCGTCTCGTCTATTACGTCGAGGACAATCTAAGCGCCGAGACCGGAGAGCGACACGGCCCCTACACCACGTTCGCCGAAGCTGAGCAGGCAGCCGGGCAGATCCGATGGGATGTCACCGCCGGCAAGGCGCTCAAGGAACGCGGGTGGAAAGGCGATGAGCCCGATTTCATCCGCGAGTTTCTCGGTAAATGGTGCAAGACGGACGCGCGCTACGTGTATCCGGTGCACTCCGCCAACCCGTACGATCTACTGTACGCACCGCTTCGACCGATCCACGCGAATCATCAGCCGGTACCGATCGCCAACTATAAAGACCACATCAACCCGCTCACGGGGCAGCCACCGTTCTGGTGCGACTTCAAGAAGGCCATCACCGATCTGCCGAAGAAGAAGCGCTACAACCAGGTGCGCCAGTGGATGTACGCGATCGGCGCGGACTTTGGCTACCACCCCGATCCGTTCGCGATCGTTGTGTGGGCTTTCGCGCATGACACGCAGGATGTGTACGAGCTGTTCAGCTGGAAGGCGCAGAAGGTCCACACCGACGACCAAGGCCTCTATCTACGCAAGGTCTTCGAGGAGCTAGACAACGTCGTCGTGCTCGTAGGCGATCCTGCCGGAAAGCAAGACGACTTCGAGGTGTGGCGTACGCGTCTAAATCTGCCGATCGATGAAGCGAACAAGAAGGGCAAGAACACGCTCGAGGAATTTCTTGCCGATGACATTAGGCGCGGTCGCATTCATCTGCGGCATGACAGCCTGCTTCTCGACGAAATGCGCCAGTTGATCTATCTGCCGACGAAACCCGGCAAGACGCGCGAGGTCGCGAAACACCGGCGAGCCGCCGACGGACTAGTGCACGGCGACCATTGTTGCGACGCCGCACGCTATGCCTATGAATCTCTTACACATTATTTGTCTAAACTACCTCAAGACAACAAACCGGACAAGGGCTCTAGCGTCGCACTCTACGCGGAAGAGGCGAGGATAGAAACGCGACTTGATGAGCGCGAGAAGCGAATTGCCGAGAAGCTCGCAGAGGGCGACGAACTAGCGTTGGAAAGCAGGGGTGAATATGGCGACGAAACGTACTGACGTCATCGACGAGGACGGCAACATCATCAATCCGCCACAGGTCGACTCTCCTATCACAGCGATCGTCTGGTTGCTTGAATACGGGCGCAAGCGGGGGTTCAAGATCGGACCGACTGTGCAAGTCGGCGACACGATCGTGCAGGTAGAAGATCTACGTCAGGCCAAGCAGACCCAACCGCAGAGCCCGTCGGAGTTGGAGAACGACCCCGACATGGCCCTGCTTTTGACGCGCCGGGACGGCTAGCTAGCCGAATTCGCTGCGGTGCGTCAAGCTATCTACACACCCAATGCCCCGCCCTGCTAAGGAGCCCTCGTGGCGCGACGCTATGTAACCAGCGACGGCAAAACAGAAACCGTTCGCGACAACGTCGCGGATCCGGATCCGGAGTCCGATCGGCGCTGGTCGCGGTTCGCGGTCGATCACAACCACGTTCACGAGAAGCTCGTTGATTACGCAAAGGCGCTGCAGAAACAATCCGATTCGGATCACAGCCGCAATCGAGCGCGCGAGCGAATCTACGAAGGCAGCGAGCTGCTCAACAACAGGCAGGCGATCGTTAGTCTCGAATCAGCAGGTGTGGGTATCGCAAAACTCAACGCGTCGAAGTCGATCATCGACACGTTCGTGTCTCGGCTCTCGAAGGATCGGCCGATGCCGAACTTCAACGTCGACGACGGGGACTGGCAGTTGAAACGTAAGGCGAAGAAGTATCGCCAATTCATTGTCGGGCAGATGCTCGAGACGGAATTCGACGACCTTAGCCGCGAGGCTCTGCTTGACGGCGGAATCCTCGGCAACGGGTACACCCGGGTTGACTCGGACGACGATGTGTTCGCCGAACGCATCCCGGTCAATGAGATTCTTTACGACAAGCGCGAGTGTCGTTACGGCAAACCGCGTCAGGCCATCAAGGTATGTCGTGTCGCGCGCGATTACCTCGCCGAACTGTACCCGAAGCAGGCCGATGAGATTCGCGTGGCCCCGCCGAGCGCGCGCCGCCCGGACGACGATGGTACGATGATTGGGGATCTCGAGGATTACGTCGACACCTACGAGGGCTGGGATCTACCGTGTACGCCGGAGAGCGGCGACGGTCGCCACGCACTCGTGCTCGAAAACGTCACGCTCGTGTTTGAGGAGTGGCACGAGCCGCGCTTTCCGTGGGCCCACCTACGCCTCTTCAAGCCTCGTGTTGGCTTGCACGGTAACGGGTTCATCGATCAACTCGCACCGCTACAACACCGCGTCAATTGCATCGTCCGCGATTTGCAACTCAACATCGCGGCGACCGGCCGAGGTTTCTTCGCGGTCAACGAGGCTAACGACATCCCCGTCGAGTTGCTTACCGGGTGGCAGCCCTTCAAACTGAAGTTCAAAGGCTCGCAGCCGCCGACGTGGAACGCGCCGCAAGCGTTCAACCCGGCACAACTCGACGCCCTTCGATTTTTCATCCAGCAGATGTTCGACCTCAGCGGCGTGTCGCAAGCTGCCGCCACCTCGAAGTCCTCGCTCGGCGCGGGTGCCAGCGGCGTCGCGCTCGACACACAGTACGACATTGACAGCGATCGGTTCCGCATGCCTCAGGCGAATTACGCGCGCTATCGGCTCGACGCAGCGCAGCGCTATATCGACGCGGCTGCGCGCGCCGCGCGCCGCCGACAGGAGAACAAGGGCAAGAAACGTAGCTACGTTGCCGTGAGCTGGAAGAATCGCGACGCGATCGAACGCCTCGAGTACAGCAAGGTCGAGTTGAAGGAAGGGCAGTACTGTCTGCAGATCGAGGCGGTCAACTTTTTGCCGGACACCCGCGCCGGAAAGCTCGCGGTGGTCGAGCAGCTCGCGAAGGCCGGCGTCATCGAGCAGTGGCTCGTGCCGACGTTGTTCGACGAGCCCGATCTCGTGCAGGCCAACGGCATTCTGCTCGCCGCGTTCAAGAACGCGATGCGCAAGATGGATGAACTTGCTGATCCTGATCTGCCCATGCCGATCCCTGAACACATGAACGATCTCGATCTCGAGCTGAAGCTCGTGACCGCGTATTACAATCGCGTGCAAGAAGAGAAGGCCCCGCCTGAGGTGCAAGACCGGTACTATCAGTACGAAGCCCTTGTGCGCGAGATGATAAAGATGAAGAACGCGCCGGCAGCGTTGCCTGACGGCAGTGCTTCGCCGCAAGGCCCTATGCAACCCCAAGTTCCGATGGCGCCGGCTGAAGGTCCACTGCCGGGCGGCGTTCCGCCGATGCCTAACGGACCCGTCCCCGCGCCTGCGATGATCGGCGCGCCTGCCGCCCCCGCCCCGATGTAAGGAGACTATAATGGCCGAGACTACTGCAGATGAAGTTGTCAGCGAACGCGCCCCCAACACTCGCGGAGGGGGCCTCGCTGCTCGCCCGGTTATCGCCGAGACTGTCGCTGCGACCGGAGGCGCCGCGAAGGCCGTCAAGGGTAGCGGCGTCGAAGAAGAAGCGCATGCCGAGGGCGGTGGACGCAAGGCCCGAGCGTTCAAGGAGTCCACCGAGAAGATGCTGTCTGAGATGGACAAGCCGGCTATCGCCCCGCATGAGATCGGAGACGCTGATGAAGACGAGCCCGGAGACGACGCTGCTGAAACTGGCGGCGAAGATGCGGAAGGCGGGGACGCAGCCGGGCAGTCTGAAGGTGAATCCGGCGACGCGGCAGAAGTTGGAGACGATGCTGAAGAGGGCGAAGGCGCGGAAGCGCCGAGCGAAGTCGAGACGCTCAAAGCGACCGCTGCGCGCGTCGAGCAGCGCAACCGCGAGTTGATCAGCGAACTGGAGATCGCCCACAAGACGCCGAAGACACAACGCACCGAGCGCGAGACGAACCTGATGGCGGCCGAGCAGTCGTACATCGAAGAAGGCACCGTCCCGGCGCTTCGAAAGTTCCTCAGCGTCGTGGTCGGTGCAGCGCCTGACTCAAAGGAAGTCGACGCCGAACTAGCCGGCCTGTACATCGACTTGACTGCAAAGGAAGTCGGCGTAACCTTAGATCAGAACCAGCAGGCGCTCCGAGATAACGCGCGTACCAGGTTGCTCCTGGCGAGAGACAAACGCGAAAAGGCGGATGCTGGCAAGAAGGCTGAACCCGGCGATGGTGCCGAAGAAGCTGTGCAGTATGAGAACGCTGCGAAGTACGTTGACAACATGCTGACCGTGAAAGGTGAGAGCGGAAAGTCCCTCGCGGACGAATTCCCGATGCTGATGACTCTTTCCGAAGACTTCGACGGCCTGAGGCCGAGCGAAACCCTCGCGAGAGCAGTGCGGCACGAGTACATGGCGGGAACCCTCGACCCACGCGGCAGCGAAATCGACGCGATTCGTGTCGTTGCTCAGAAGATCGAAACTTACTACGACGCCGTCGCCGACAAAATCAACGCGGCGCGAGCGAAGAAAACAAAACCAGACACCACGAAACCTTCGGTCAAGCCGAAGGCCGCACCAGTGTCGAGTCAAGAGCAGCGCCAGAGCGAAGGGGCGCGCACAATCACGAATGCGACCGCGAGCAGGGCTCCGGCCAAAACCCCGAAGGTGACGAAGCAGAAGGCATCTACGCCTGCAGAGAAAGCACGTAAGGACTTCCCAAGCGACGCCGCTTGGCGTGAGCACCTGCTCAGCAAGCACTTTCAGTCGTAAGCCAGACCGCTACGTCGCGTGGTGTCCCGCAAAGAAAGCAGGACACCGTGGCAACTTCTCATTCAATGTCCAATCAGGACGCTCTCCTGAAGGACTACTACACCGACGACAAGCTCAAGGAGCAGTCGTACGGTGAAAACCCGTTCTTCGCGTTCGTGAAGAAGGAACGCGGCCAGATGGCCGGCGGCCGGCGCTACGTGCAGCCGGTCGAATTCGGCCACCCGGGCGGCGCGTCGGCGGACTTCGCAAAGGCGATGACCAACGGTAGCGCGTCGAAGTACGACGACTTCCTCATCCCGCGCAAGAAGCAGTACCAGAAGGTCGAAGTCGACCACGAGCTGATGTTCGCGACGCAGTCGCAGCGCGAGTCGTTCCGCAAGGCCCTCGACGAGTTTGACCGAGGGCTGAAGGGTCTCGGCGAGAAGGTCGGCCGTCGCCTCTATCGCACCCAGGGTGGGTCGATGGGCAAGATGGCGAACAGCACGACCAACACGACCACGATCCAACTCGATGACACGGCTTCCGTGTTCAACTTCCACATCGGCGACATGCTTGCGTTCTCCGATACGGATGGCACCGGCTCGCTTCGCGACTCGGGTGATACGACCGAGGTGACCGAGGTCGATCATGAGTTGTTTACGGTGACGGTCGCTGACAACCTCGGCGTCAAGATCACCGGCATCGCGACGACGGACTATATCTTCCAGGACGGCGACTACAATCAGTGCCTCGCCGGCCTTGAAGACTGGCTCCCCGTCACGGACCGCTCGACGAAGCTCGCTGCGACGTTCAACTCGGTGACGCGCTCTGTCGCGCCTGTCTATCTCGGCGGCGTCTACATGGACGGCACCTCGATGGGCGGCCTCGACGAGGTGATCATCAAGCTGTGCGGAAAGCTCGGCAAGTACGGCGCGCAGACGTCGCACATCTTCGCGAACCCCGAATCGTTGTCGGATCTCGAGCTGCTCAGCAACTCGAAGATGCGCATCGTCTCGGAGATCTCGACGAAGGTGATCGGCGAGACCGGCGATGTTCTTGTGGGCTTCTCGGGCTACCGTGCCATCGTGGCTGGCCGCTCGGTGAAGATCTATGGCGACCGCAACTGCCCGTCGACGCGCCTGTACGCGTTGCAACTCGACACGTGGACCCTATGGTACACGGGCAAGCTCATCAACTGGCTCGGCGAGGACTACACCGGAAGCAAGCTCAAGATGTCGGAGGACGCGGACAGCGCAGAGGCTCGCCTCGGCTCATACATGAACCTCGGCAACTCGGCTCCGGGCTGGAACGGCGTCGCCAAGATCAATGCCGCGTCGTAAGGCGCAGCGCTGAAAGGAGCAAAGCTCATGGCAAATCGAAGCACGCACCCGCTGGATACCGTTAAGGATAGCTGCACGCTCGTGACCGCGAAGCTCGTTGGAGCTGGCGGCACGGACGATCTTGTGGTTACCGGCAGCGACGACGTCGTTTCTGCGGCCTACGATTCGGCAACTGGTAAATATGCGATCGCGTTCCGACACTCCTACCCGGAGTTGAAGAGCGTGGTCGGCATCGAGATCGTAGGCGACACGGCGGGGCTACAGGCTCGCTTCCTCGCGATTGATGTGACGGCCAAAACTGCCACGATTCAATTCGAGGTGGCCGGCACCGGTACGGTCCTCGCGACGACGGATACCTGCTACATCAACCTGCTCTGCCGCAACAGCGGTCGGAACGGATAAGGAGAGACCATCATGGGTCAACTTACTGCAGACATGATCGCGAAACTCGCGGACTTCCGCCAGGATCGCATTGACGCACTCACGGCGGATTTGAACGCCGGTGAGAACGTCGACGCGGTTTCGGCGGCGGGCGCGCTTTCGCTCACGCGTGAGGTCACGGAGCTGTCTGTCGACGGCACCAAGGCCTACACGATTGCGGCTCCGACTCGCACAGGCCAACGCAAGACGGTCCGTTGCGTCGCGGCCACCAACACCCCGCTCGGCACGCTGACCGTTTCGTCCCCAGACGACACGACCGGCTTCGTCTGCGCAGCGAGTTTCCTGTTCAACAACGTTGGCCAGGAAATCAAACTCGAGGCGACGGCGGCGCTGAAGTGGCGTTGCGTGCAGAAAAAGCGCGTCGGGGCCAAAACGCTCGTTATCGGCACGACCGACACGACCGGCATCTGTAACATGGAGATGCTCATCCTCACGTCGACCACGGGAACCGTCGCTTCGCTCACCACGAAGGGCATCCCGAACGGCTCGGCGATCGGCGAGCGGATCCAGATCACGGAGATCACGGCGGCCGGCACGCCACACGGGGACATTGCCGGCACGTTCCAGGATCACGCCGGTGCGGCCAAGACGGCGCTCGACGATTTTACCGTCGCGAAGGAAGGCGGCACGTTTGTGTGGACCGGTGCAGCCTGGCAGCTTGAGGGCCAGCTAACGTCGACCACGCTCGCGTTCACCTAAGTCGGACCACACCGGGGCGGCGCGTCGCATAGCGCCTGCGCGATACGACGCCCTCCCCGGTTCTTCATTTTTCTCGCGCCGAGGTCATCATGTCAGCTCTCAGTCGCGCAACGATTCGGCAGATGATTCGTGACCGCGGTGATTATTCGAACACCCGGAAGTTCACGGACACGTACCTGAACACCGAGATTCAGACGGCGTTCAATCGTTTCTGGGGGATCGTCGAAGAGGCCCACCAGGGCTGGTGGGACACGGAAGGGTCGATCAGCACCGTGGCTTCGACCGCGTACGTTGCCTTGCCGACCGACGCGAAGGTCGTGAAGGCGATCGATCGCGTCGAGGGTAGCGATCACATCCCGATGGACCAGGTGTCGCTCAGCGAACGCAATCGCTACGGCAGCTCGACAGGTACGCCGCTCGCCTATCGGCTCAGCTCACGCGGCGCCGAGCTGTACCCGACCCCGAACGCGATCTACTCGTTGCGCGTGATGTACACGCCGAAGCCGGCAACGCTCGATGAGAGCACGGCGCGCGAGTGGTACGACGGCTGGGAGGATTTCATCATCGCGAAGGTGATGATTGAGCTTCGCACGCGCGACCGCACGATCAGCCAAGACGATTTCGCGAAGCTCGACATGGCCGAGAAGGCTTTGCGCGCCAGCACCAGCGCTCGGCGCCAGCAAGAGCCCGAGTACCTCGCACTGCACGAGCACGACGACACCGACCTTTACACGGATTGGATTCGCCGGTAATGGCCGGTCGCCGCACACCCAACCCTCGGGCGGTCGCCTTCGTGCAATTGCCGAAGGTGAAGGATCCGACGGCGCAGCGGGCGCTCGAGGCGCTCAAGGCGGCCGTGCAGGAATTGCAGGCGCGTCAGCGCGATATCTTCAGTGCGACCGAGCCTGGTATGGTGCCGCCGGCTGGCACCGACATTACAGCCGTGCTGCACGCGGATGGTACATGGGCCCCGCCCTCCGGGGCCGGCACAGTCATGTCGGTCACGTCTGGCAGCCCGGAGATCACGGTCCTGCCGACGACCGGCGATGTCGTCGTGAGCATCGATCTATCGGGGTATTCTGTCGCCGGCCATACACACGCGGAATCCGACGTCACCGGCCTTATCTCAGATCTCGCCGGTAAGGCCGACGTTTCGCACACACATGCAGAATCCGACGTGACTGGGCTCGTCTCAGATCTCGCAGCCAAGGTTCCGAACGCGAGGACCATTACGGCTACGGCGCCCGTTCGTATCGACGGCGGCGCAAGCGCCGATCTGTCCGCTGACCGGACGATCTCCGTCAACACGTTCGGTGCGGCTCAGGCTGGCGTGGTTCCCCTTAGCGGCGGAGGCACGGCCAACTACCTTCGCGCCGACGGATCGTGGACCGCGCCGCCGGGTTCCGTTTCTCTGCCGATCGCTGAGTCGGACGTCACAAACTTGACGACGGACATCGCCGCACGCCCGACCGGCTCTGGCACCGCGAACACCGTTGCGATGTGGACCGCCGGCAACTCGCTCGATGACTCGCCGATAACGATCAGCGCAGGCACTACGACGATTACAGGCGGGGCATCGATTCAACCGCTCAACGTTAACGGGCGCGAGAGCGCCGCGAGTGGCATTGTGGCCAGGTTCTCGCCGGCAGTGAGCGGCTCGGCAACGATGCTGCAACTGTCAGATGGATTCACCTACAACTGGGGTGTTGGCGTGTCGGACTCCAACACCTTCGAGGTGCGAGTGAACACGTTTGCCGGTAGTGCCGGCTCCCCGTTTTTTCAGATTGACGGCACTACAGGCACGCTACGCGTTTATAACGATTTTGTTGTCGATAACGGCATGTCGATCGGCAACTCGGCGGGCGATCTGCACTCGATTACCGGCACACTCACCGCGAACGGCACGACCGGCGCAGACGGGGAAGTGATCACTCGCGTCGCCGGCGTTCCGAAGTGGGCGGTAGTCGCCAACACCGCGAGCGGCTTCTATGGCGACGGCAGTGACGGGGACGCGACGGATCCCGCGTCGCCCTCTCGGCCGATGTTCTATCGGAACTTGACGCTGAGTGCTGCCTACGCGCCGGTCGGGTGGCCGATCTACGTCTCCGGCACGCTCACGTTGAACAGCGGTTGGTCGATCACGGATGACGGCGCGAACGGAAACGCAGGCGTGCCCAACCTCGGCGGCACTGGTGGCGCGAGCCGAACGAACACCGTGTATCCGTCCACTTCGGCGGGCGGCAACGGGGCGACGTCCGGATCGGCGGGTGTCGCCGGCGCCAGCGCGAGTCCCTATTACACCGTGGCCACTCCGGGCGGTGGCGCGAGTTCCGGTGTTGGCGACGGCACTGCGGGTCATGACGGCACGGGCGCATGGAAGGGTGGCGGAGGCGGTGCTGCTGGCTTCAATGGTGGCGGAGTCGGAGGCGGCGGTGCTGCGGGCGGCAACATCACGACGCCGGCGGCGGTCACCGACGGAAGCATGCTGAACATCCTCCGCGTGGCGGAGACGGGTCGACCGTTCAATTCGACGACCTCTCGTACGACCGGAAGCGGTGGCGGTGGCGGTGGTGGCAGTCCGCTCGGTGACGCGACGGGCGGCGGCGGCGGCGGCGGCGCGGGCGGCGGACAAATCTACATCGCAGCGAATCTAGTTGTCGTGAATGCAGCAGGCACCATCTCTGCGAATGGCGGCAACGGCGGCAACGGTGCTTCTCACGTGGCCGGAAATAGCGGCGGCGGCGGCGGCGGCGGCGGCGGCGGCGGCGGGCGACTCACTCTCTGCACGCAGACCGCGGCATCGGCCCTGTCGTCGATTACAACGAGCGTTGTCGGTGGCACCAAAGGTTCGGGCGGAAGTGGTCACGGCACCGGACACAACGGCGGTAATGGCGGCGACGGAGCCCCCGGCATCGCGGTCATCTTCGCGACGTAGTGCTAAGTTTTAGAAGGAGCGAAACATGCCTACACTACCGGAAATGGGTCTCATAACGCCGACGCTAGGTGGCGACAGCGGTTCGTGGGACGACAAAATCAACGCATGCTTCGCGCTCGTCGACGCACACGATCACACGTCAGGCAAAGGCACGCTCGTTCCGGTCGCCGGTCTGGACATCGACGCGGATCTCGCAATGGCCGGCTTCGCGGTCACCGGGATCGCATCGCTCGGTTTCAACGCGGTCGCGGCGCTCGTCTCCGGCAGCAAGCGCCTTTTTGTGAGTAGCGCCGACAACGAGCTTTACTGGCGAACCAACGCCGGTACGAACGTGAAGCTCACGGACGGCACGTCTATCAATACAACACTTGTCGGTGGCATCGTCGGAGACTACTCGAGCGTCGGGGCCGAGGTCGCGTACGACGACGCTAATGACCGCTATACGTTCAAACAACAAGGCTCGCCCAAGACGTGGGCGCGAATGTCGTCCGGCGACGTTCGGTTGTTCGAAACCGGCACGAGCGAAAGTGTATACGTCGGGATGGCCGCGCCGAGCGGGCTCGCAGCATCCTACGATCTCATCTGGCCAGCCGCCCTTCCGATCGATGCTGAATACGC